ACACAAAGTTGTTTTGTGAAATTGTTAATGGCTGAACAATAGTACTGTCTTTGTTAATCTTTAAATATTGTGCCGCTGGGTTAAGTGTGATCAACGAGCCGTTTGACCAATCTAATGATACCCAGTATATGTATTCTTTGACCATCAATTCCCAATTGACTTCAATAGCATTGTCGATGTAGTCGAACTGCATTCCTTTACGTCTTGTCCAAGCACCATAACTTCCCAAGAATTGTGATAACTCTTGTGGAGTATAAAACTGTGTACCATAAGGAACTAGTTGCTCATCTGTAGCAGATGTTGTATAATCTTTAGCAACTTTAACAGTTAAGTTGTCATACGTGATGACAGAGTTGTTGCCATTAAATATAGGCTGATCAATTGTAAAGTATGCTTGACTTTGTGAATTACCGAATACTTTCCAACCATTTGCTACTTGTTGTACTACGACAGCAGAGTAAATAATCTGATCGACTGGTTGGTTATCGTGTAACAATACTTGATAACTTTCATCTGGTATAAGCAGTGATGAGTTAATACTATTAGGTGTTCCTTTTTCTACAAAGAACTTGAGTGCTGTCTTGTCACTGTATCCAGCAAGTCTATAAACTAATCTGACATCTAAGTTGGCAAGTACAGTTGTAATTTCTTTTGTAGAATCTATGCCTTGTTGTTTTTCAAAGTCAACAATCCAATTAAGATAACTTGTCTTTGGTGTGCCAGAACCATATACATCAACATCAGAAATAATTAAATGACTTCTATCATTTACTAGATATTGTTTGAATTCTGTGTTATACTTGTAGTTGTCTATGTCTACTGCCAAGTTAAAGAACTGTGCAGGTTTAGTTAATGCAAACAATCGCATTAAATCAAATGGCCACGAAGAACTTCTTCTGTATGAGAATTCTGCTGGTGCATTATCGCCTGCTTTCCAATCTCTTTTAAATGTAGTTTGTGTATAGTTTCCTAAGATTGCAGTCAAAGGAGAAAGCAATTCACCTTGATCATCGACAGGTAATATTTTACTTAAACCAGGACGTTTTAATTCGTCAACTGTAACACTTAGTGCTACACTGCCGTTCCAAATAATGCCTGCTTCTATGTCATTCCACATAACACTGTTATTACTTGTGTATGGTGCCGCACCGTATTGTGTTTCCCACCACGCAGGTTTTTCTGCAAAGCCTAACATTTCCCATGGTGCTATGTTTGGTTGTGATGAACCATAATAGTATTGGTATATGCCTCTCCAATAACCTTGATCGATTGGAGTGTTAGTTAATTTGTTGCCTGATTGATAATAGTTAAAACTAAACTCATCTGAACTTGTGTATTGTTGGTCTTTATAATTAATTCTGTTTTGTCCAGCCCAACTTAAGAATCGTGGAGTGTACATTTTAATCCAGTCAGGATTGCTGTAACTAGATTCTCTAAAGAATCCAGGTAAGATTTCATATGCTTCAATAGGAACAATTGTACTTAACTTGAGGTTGTTATAGATTCGAGTTTCAAATTCTAATAGTGCTTGATCTCTAAAATCAGTAAGTCCTGTTTCTGGAGTATAGTTAAGTGTATACAAAGATGTATACGAACCATCATGTCCTTTCAACATATATGTTGGCACTTTGTAATTAGGATCTAAAACAACACCTGGAATAAACGCTGGGTATGTACCTAACTTAGTTGGAGTATTAGGAACAAACGAACCATATGTTTGATTATACTCTTTGATTGTTATGATGTCTTCGGATATCAATCCCAATGTTACTGTCAACGATGGCTCTGTTGAAGATACTGTGTAGTCTACGCCAGTTGTTAATTGAGTTGTTGTTGTTACACCAGACTCTGTTCGTGTTAGATAAACTAATACACTGCTATAGTTTGCTTTTGTAAAATCATATATTTTACTTAATGGATAAATTGCTTCTGATAAAGCATTTGCAAACGTATAAGATGTTGACTTAAACGGAGACTGTGATGGTAACATGTCAGACCAGAAGAATGAATCACCTTCTGATTTTGCTTGTGTAATTGTTTCTAATGCAGTATCTAATATAACTGAAGGATTAAATCTTTGTTCAAATTCAGTGTTGTTAACTGTCTGTACTATAAGTTGTTTGTATTTGACATATTGCTCAGAGTTATATTGTAATGCATCAAAGATATTATATTCTGATTTACGTAAGAACGTTCCAGGCAAAACAAGTGATGCAGAATTCTGAATAATAGATGTACCATAAGGAACCATGTTCCCTAAGTCTCTGTAGTTGTTAGCACCAAACATAACACCAGTAGTATTAGCATTATTAATAAATGTATCTTGGTACTGTCTTCTAATATCTCCTAAGGCCGCTTCTTGTAATGATTCGTTGAACGGGTTGTTGCTTAAATTAATAGGTATGCTATAATAAGCAGTTTTACTAACTTGTTTGCTTAACAATAAAATTTGTATAGGTGTATCAATTAATGGAGCAGTATTCAATGTAACTGTGGTTGTTTTATCAGTTGACGAGAGTGTGTACTCAGTTGGCAATTGATAAACATTGTTTACATAAACTTGTACACGAGGCCAGTTACTGTAGTCTTCTGCTATTACTGAAACGTCACACGTAAACTCGGCTGTGGACCCTGTTGTATATTCTAGTTCAAAGATTTGATATTGAACTGAGGGGGCAACTGCTGTTTGCCAGCCTAATTTACGTGTTTTCGTTGTACGTGCAGAATAATCATACACGTAACCTGTATTGACTAATTGAGTAACTGGACTTGTGCCTGTTACATAATTAAATGTATCGACATTAAGAGATACATCAAAGCTAATATCACCTAAGTTAGCAATATCAGAATATCTAACTGGGAAGCCAAGTACTGCATCGTTTTGTCCAGCGCCTTGACCATATGCAAAGAGTTTATTACCTAAGAATGATGTACCTTGATAAATTGTAGCATCTCCAAATGAGATTCCATTGTTATCAAAAATATCAAACAGTGGTGCTTGATTAACTTTTAACTTTTGTTGTCCTTCTTCCCAGTTTGTGCCATCGTACCAGAATGTAGAACCTTGATTATAAAATCCACGAAGAGAAACAGTCTGGTTGTCAACTAATACAGGAGAATCTTCTGATTCAGATAATGTAATAACAAGACTAGAAGATACTGATGTCTTTGAGAATCCAACAACATAAATTTTATCTTTAACAATTGGGTTTGTGTCTGCTGTAAAAACAATTCTAGCACCAGAGAACAATTCATAATTGTTTACTGTAGTATCACTACCAACAATAGATGCTACGCTTGTGCCTACAAATGTTTCATTTGGTTCCCAAGACACTGTTATAATAGTATTAAGTCCACTGACTTCTATGGCAGTGATCGTTGTGTTGTTTGGCAACAAGTTTGTAGAGTCAGTTACATATTGTGCAACTTGAAACGGTGCTACAATATCAGTAGTAGCAATTGTAATTGTTGTCGTTGTTGCCGCGGTAGCAGGTGCTATTGTTGCAGTATAATTAGTGTATGATTCAATGTCAGGATAATATTGTTGCTGATTTGCAACTTGTGCAAATGCATTTGTTGTTCGTGTATCAATAAAATCTACTGGTGCCTTTGCAACTGTACCTGAATCAAATAGTTTTAAGTTTGGATAGAACTCAACAATAGGTCGTTTTGCTTTATTTGTACCTGTTGCAAAAACAGTACTAATGCTTGGATCATTGTTATATGTTGCAGATGCATTAATAACATCAATGTGGAACCATCTGTTAGAACGTGACCATGCGTTATTATTAATTGCACCTCTGTTGATTGTAAGATAATCTTCATCGATAGGTATAAACAATTCAACATCGAAGTTACCAATGGAGTAGTTTAACGTATCGTAGGGAATAAATTCAGTTCCAGTAAAATCTTCTGGCACAATTAAGTCTGTAGTTGGAATAAGTTGTATTGATTCTCCTACACCCTCAACATAATATTCACCAGACAAATAACTAGTCGGTATAACATCTCCGTCAAACTGAACTTTTAATCCGTTTGTAAAGACCACACCATTTGTTGATTCAAATGTTTTGTGTCCGATAATATCTTCGTCAACATCTAATGTGTTTGTTAAGTTACTGTCAATTAATCTTATTGCACCAACTTTGTTTGCATTTGTGCCGTCTTGGTAGTATAATGTATCTAGTACTGCTGATAGATAAGGAATTTGTAAAATAGTTCCTGCTTCATTTCTATAGAAAGTTAAGCCTATGTAATCGGTGCCAAATACTGCTGTAATTTTTTCTTCTGTTGGTATAACGCCAGCTGGTATCAGACGAATAGTAGGATCATCAGACGTTCCAACATATTGAATTGTGTAAAAGTTTTCACTAACGTTTGTATAGAAGCCTTCTTCAAAAAGACCTTCGTTAATGTTTGCAGTCATTGTTCCTGTTTCAGCACTGAGTACTATTTCAGGTCCGTTCAATGTGTCTGATAATTTAAATGATGTTGCATCGACAATTTCTTTTACATAATAAATTGTATTAACATCTAAGCCACCTAATAACGGATCACTTGCAGGTATTGCTTCAAACGTAACTGTTTGATTAACAATTAAATCTTCAGTTGTGCCAGATGTAACAACTGAATTCGTTGTTGTTTCTGTGATTGCTAATGTTACTGGTGCAACAAGTTCTGGTGTTGTTAAGTTTACATCATAGTTTGCTCCATTCTCATCAAAGAATGATTGAACAAATCCTACTTCTGTTGGTTCTCCTGTATCATAGAACATAACAGTAAGATTGTCAAGTGATGTTACACCATCAATGTTACCTATTTCAGATAGAGTTTTTCCATTGATTTCTGAGAACAATGTAGTGCTAACAACATCAACTAAGTTATTGCCCGGAAACAATAAATCATTTTGTGCATCTCTGTTTGGTACTGTAAAGTTTACGTACCCCTGCGTTGCACCGTTATTACTAACGCCTAATACTTGTCTAGTGTTTTGGTTGCCGTCTAATCCAGTTACTCCTGGTACACCTTGAATCCAAAATTGAGTTTCTTGGTTGACTGCAAATCTATATGAGCCACCACGTAACAATGTTAGTGTAGGATTGTTTGTTCCTGTTGCTGAACCCAATGCTTTAATATTATATGCATTTGGAGTATCTGTTACTATGTAATCAGATGTTGAAAAGACTGTTGCTGATGCTACAGTGACTACTGGTGGTCCATTTGGGATCCAGTAATACTGGTTAAAATTAATTAGTTTATCTAAGTCTGTGAATGAGTCCCAAGAATAAATCTCACTTGTAAAAAGTCTATCATTATCTTCAGTAACGCCATTACGTAATTTAAGGGCATCTAACATGCCAGGGTAAGTAATAAAGTCTTTAGCAACTGTTTCGTTTTTCTTTAAGAAAACGACACTAGGATCTAATTGATAATCTGTACGAGTCTTAGTAGGCTCTGTAACATAATTGTTTCTAGCATTGATTCCATAGCCAAACTTACTTCCAACATAGCCTTGTAGTTGTTCAGTAACCGGAGGGTTTACTAACTGATCAAGTGTTGCTCCCAAGAATTGGGCATTAGTATCAGTTTGAAATATCTCTGGTAAGAAATCAAGTGTTCTAATTTTTGCCATGCTAGTTTAATCTTATCCTTATGACTGCAATGTTGCAGGAGTTAGTGCCGATACTACGACAACATCAGATGTTGTGGCCGCATTGACAAAAATTTCGTATGGTCTGCATTTAATTTCGTATAAGTCTCCAAATAGTTTTTCAGGATCATTTGATACTAGTACAGCAGAAGATATAAGTTCATTTGTTTTTTCATGTAAGTATGCACTTAATTCTGAGAAGAAGAATGTATCTCCAAAGTTCCAATAGTTAATACTAAAATAAGTATCCATAGCCGCAAGTACAGCACTTCGTATTTCACTGTCACTTGCATTTGTTGTGCTAGATTTAATAACTTTAATAGTTGCTCTCAATGCTGGATCTGCTTTCGCTCCAAACAACGGTTTGAATGTTACACTATTTAATATGACTGAATCCGATAACATTTTAAAATCTTGTATTTTGCTATATGCAGTTTCTAGTTCATTCAACGTTGGTTGTTGTGGTTTTACAACTGTGTTCGTAGTATCATTAATCCAATTTGTATATGCAGTATAATATGCTTGAGTTACAAGATACAAATCAATAATGTTTGTAGTTGCTGGATCAATTCTAGTTGTGTTATTAGCATTATGTCTATACTGATAAGACAAGCCCTGTCTACCTTCTTTTACTGAGAAATCAAGTTGAGGAGTCAACACATAAAAAGGTGTTGTTACTGTAGGATCTTGTATTGTTTTGTAAAAGACATTATCAGTGTATGCATAGAATAATTGCCCAACTGGGAACTCATACTTAACAACTTCAACTTGTGTCTTTGTTGCATAAGTGTAAATTATATCTGTGCTAGGAATAATTACTTGACGTGTCAAGTTAATAGGGTCTACAGTTGTTTGGAAGAATGTGTAGACACCAATGTTTGCACCATCGTTGACATAGCCTGTGATGTCATTAAAGAAGTCTGGGTTTAGAATTAATTGACCATTGTTAACATCAGTTGCCGCAACTTCAACTTGGAAGTCATTTACATAACCATCTGATTCAACAGTCTGTCCTAAGATATTAACTTTAGTATCTGCACCTAATGCTGTTGTAGAACCAAATGTTGTGTTGATACCTAACATGTTAATAAAGTCTTGTATAACTTTACCTGTAAAAGGATCATATACTAATTCATTCTTACTAAAAGTAAATCGTGTATCAGCAACACTGCCAAAGTAATAAGTAAGTGATCTGTATGTTATTGTATAACGATTGTTTCCTAAACTAGTAAACTTAACAAAGTAATTAGTTGCTGTAGGCGCGCCAATTGACCAACGTTCTTGGTTGATCAATAATGAATTATTAAAGATTAAAGTAAAGTCTTGTTGTAATTCAATTTTAAGAATTGCTTCTTGTATTACAGGAGATGATAAAGAATTATCAAAGACAGGAATAATTTCTGTCAGTGTAACACCGTCTGGGATATAACCATTTACGATAACAGGTCCTGTGCCGTTAGCAAATGTTCCTTGTCCAGTGTTTGATCCATCACCAACTATGTTTAATATAGTTGACCAGATATATGTCTTCTCGCCGCCTGTTGGGATACCTGCAACTAAACGATTATTGCTATCAAAGTAAAAGCCAATTGGAGCAGATAGTTTTACTATTGATCCTTTTGTTACATACTTTGCATTAGATGTAGTAAATGTTCCTAACACTGCTGGAGTTTCTACTGAACTTGTTTCTGAGTAGAAGTATCCACTTTGTTGTGTTGAGTCAACCGAACTAGACTTCCAATATAATACTGGACTACCTGCATCTGGATATGCATAACGTGTGTAGTTTTGAATGTAGTACTGATTAGCACGATTTAAGGCTAATACAGATGCTAAGTCATCAGTAAAGAATTGAATGATGTCACTTGTGTTTGTTACAGTTAAAGATAAGAAGCCATCAGTGCTGTCCTGATATAATGCTCCGTCATCTCCAAAAGAGTTTGAACTTGAATACTTGCCTGTTGGGTCAAGTAAGTCTAAGTTTTTAGAAACACCAATAGAACTTCTGTTAACTGCTTTAGATTTAATAATAGAGTTATAAAGAGTATAAGGGAAGTTTGTGTAATCTTCACCATTGACCATACGATTCTGTGTGTAGTATCTTGTAGGTGCTCTTTGTTTAATTTCAGAAATAGGCTCTCTTACTTGTGCTGTTGAGATTGTAGTAGGCAACTGTAAGTTTATAGTTAGTGTTTCTGTTGTTCCCTTTCTGCTAATGTATGATATAGCAACAGAGATGCCATTCATTTCAGAAGGACTGATTGAATAAGTTAATGCGTTACTAGATCGTACATATGCTCTAAAGTTACCAATTGGTATCTCAGAGAAAACACCATCGCCAAATGTATATGAGACTTGATCGTTAAATCTGGAGTCTACAGAGAATATAGTTCTGTCTGATGTTTCTGTTTGCAAGTATGCATCAGAGTATACATTTTCAACTTGTTTCCATGGAGTTGATGTGCCGTCTGTGTTACGTTTATATAACCATGTATCAGTATTATTAATACCAGTGATATTAATATCTTCTGATTGGTTTGATATTTTTTGTTGATAATTAAAATCGTAGTACTCTAATGTTCCTTGTTTAAAGTAGAACATGAAACCTGTGTTTGGTGAGCCAAAACCCAATCTATCATTTCTATATAATAAATTAAGTTTGCCGCTAGGTGCAGGTGGTATCTCATAGACATAATTAGAATCAAGTGATGTTCCACTAACTAGTTCAAAGTTCATAGATTGTCCGTCGATGACAGACGTAAAGGGAACAATTGGTAAACTAGTTTCTGGTATTCTAATAGAATACTCACTAGTCTGTACATCTAAAATATCTGATGAGTTTGCTGGTCTACCAATGCGTTGCGTATCAACTAAGGACGCATTGATAATAGTATTCATTTGCTCTAACCAGTTTTGATTAGAAGGATCGTTCCATAATACAGGAACATTGCTTAGATTAAGTCCATTGACATCAGTTAAATTTTCTGTTGTTCGTATGCCAGATATTTTTATAAAACCATTTGCACATGTGTTTCTTTTTGGTGTATAACTTACTAAGTTGGCTAATTTAACAACTGAGTCTCTACGTTCAGCAGTATCAATAAAGTTCTCACGTGCGTTTAGATCGTTTCTGAACGCTAGTCCTTGTCCCATGAACGACATAACATCAAGTAGAGCAATAAACTCTGAACTTTCTATGTAATCATTATATGTTTCAGGATAGTACAGACGTAGGTAATCGATCATACTCTTACGAAGTGTTTCGTAATCATAACTTCTAAAGTCGGCTTCACGGAAAGTCTGGTAGATTGCCTTCCAGTCGTTTACTCCGAATAATCCTGATTGCCTTGAACTTGTAGCCATATATCTCTCTCTGTTAGATATATTTATCTTTTTAAAAACCGGGTATTTTTAAGATGTTATTGGGTTACAATAGAGGCTGAGTTTGACTGATTATCGAAGAATAAATTCAAATCTCCAGCATTATTAAAGGGTGTTACGGCTAATTCCATCTGTACTAGAATGCCATTTTCTCTTGTATATGCTCTGATTCTGTTCACATTGAGTCTAGGATCTTGTGCTACTACTCTTTGCAATTCATTTTCAAGTTGTTGAGTGACATCTCGTGTATTTGGATCAAATACAAAGTCCCAAAGTCTTGTTCCGTAGGCTGGTTGACCAACTTTCTCACCCTTACGAATGTTGAGAGCATTGACTAAATCCTGTATAACTAATTCTGCATCAGTTAACCTATACTTTTTGCCATACACAAGCGGATTTTTAATTAAATCTCCAGTGTTGTCGATTCCACCGATTTCATTTACAGTTCTCGGCTTCTCTGCGTTTATTGTTGAAAATCCTACATATGTTGGCATAATACTATTTATATCCTATTTTTTATCGAATTGTAGTCCGTCAGTTGGCACTGAACCGATATTGTGATGAAGTACATAAGCATCAGATTGTTCGCCTGCCCAGAATGCATTATCTCCTGCATTAATAACAGCAACAAATTGTTCGTCTATACTTTCAACTGACACAACTTCGTCCCAGAATTCACCGTCAACTGTCTTACATAGAATTTGTTTGTTTAACAAATCTGGTGCATCAACAAACTCTAACTCTTTTGTAAAGATTGGAGCAGTTGTAGAACACTTCAATGAAATGCCTTGAGATGTTTCTATGCGAACACATGGTTGTAATTCTACCATGTTAAACACAACTGTTCCAATATATGTATTTAGTTCGTCATCTGCTGTATTCAAAGAGATACTATTTCCTGGTTGCAACATGTAAGCCTGTTTAACTTCTTTGCCATTGAATGAAGCAGTTTCTACTAATGGTATATAACTTTCTAATACAACACAGCCTCCGCCGCCTCCCCCTGGAGGTGTTGGTGGTGGCAGATCAGGGCCAGCGACTGCTTCTACTGTATTTTCTTCAATCACTTCCTCAGGTGGTACTTGTATAGGCGGATCTTCTTCCGGGGGATCAGGAATTTTTTCGCCACCAAACGTAAGTCCACTGTCATTGTTATCGCCAGTGCTGTCAGCAAATGTGTTGACTACTACTCCGTTACCATAGTCTGCAAATGAGAAGTTTGTTTCACCAGATAATGCATTTTGATTCGTACTTGTTTGTGCGGTGACAGACACTTGACCATTCTCTAATCCAGCGTTTGATGCTATTGTCTGAGATGCAATTAATTCTGCTAAGTCATCTGCAGGATTAGGTGGTGGTGTTGGTAAAACTACTGGCTTGCCAGGAACATAGTCTTCTTTAAACTCAAATCCAATATCAGACATTGTTTTATAAAGTTTTCCTGCCTCAATCTGTTTAGCAGTAACTTCTAATCGTAACTGTGCAATTCTTGCTAGTTCTTGTGCTATTCTAGGATCACTTGGATCTGGGAATTCTATTGACAAGTCTGGCGGATTACCATATGCATTAATTTGTCTTTCTAAGTATGCAATATCATCAAGTGTTTTTTCATATTCTTTTTCTGCTTGATTAAAATTAAATTGATTACGAGAAAGATCAAGTGCCTGATTACGTAAATCAGATAGAGGGCCACCAAATGAACCAGTCGGCAGAGTGGATCCTATAATAGTAGGCCTTGGTATAATAGGGTTGCCTAATACTTGATCAATTTGCTTTGTTATACCAGAACGATCAAATGTATTAAATGCAACAGTTGGTAATTTGATTGTTGATCCACCGCCTGTTGTTAAAGATGATAAAGCAGATTGTAGTTGTGCTTGTACACCTGAAGGCAAACCACTTAGTAATTTGTTTGTCAGACCGCCGCCTGATGGGTCTAAACCACCTGCTATCGCATCTGGAAGAGCACCTGAAGGAAATGGATTTGAGGCTCCTTTAAATGCTTTTTCTGCCAAATCTACTGCGACTGTACTAACATCACTTAGTCCAGGAGCGGCAAGATTTTGTGCACCAGAAAGATTGTTTACAATTGCTGTTGCTGTTCTTGCTCCGCCTGGTAATCCACCTAAACCACTTGCAATAGAAGCGGCCTCAGCCGCTTGTGATCCTGACCCTATTAACTTTGCTACACCAGGCAGTTTTCCTTGTTGTGCTAATTGACTAATACTTCCGCCACCGGCATTTGAACTATTTTTTATATTCTGAATTTGTCGTGTTAATTCTGCTGTAGTACCTGTATTTTTTTGTGCAACCATCAGAGTTATTTCATTTAATGATTTTATTTCTGTTAGGTTTTGTGGGACATTAGCCGTCATTGGTACAAAAGATTTTTTAATAGCGGCAAATCCTGCGGCTGATACTCCTCGTGATAGAGACACGGCATCTTCATAGCCAGGCACTTGTGATATAGAATTTAATGCTTTTGCTACACCACCAGTTGCTCCAGTTGTTGTAGAGGCAAGTAAGGAGGCACTACTTCCCTGATTAATTTTGTTGTATATATCCTGTTTAGTGAACCTAGGCATTGAGAGACTCCCAAATGGTAGTATAATTATTAAATATCAACATTTCGCTCTGACTCCTGCATTATGAACATTGTATTAGCAATTGATTCTGTTAACGTATTGCCTGCGGATTGACCAGCATTGACAATTCCTGACAATGAATTTGACGCTTCCTTGCCTGTAATTACCCCTGATTGAGTCAACAATGTTTGTGATTTTTGTAGATTAGTTGTAACAGACTGTGCTTGTGCTGTGTTCGATGCTACTAATTTATCTAATGATGATGCACCAAACTTTCCAGTAAACGCTGATGTTGGCATTGATTTTTGTACTGACCTTAAAGCCGTAGTATCTGAAATTAATGTATTAACCATTGTGTCGGCGCCTGGTTTAAGCACTCCGCCTTGTACTAACTGACTTGGGCTTTGACCGAATGCGCCAACTAATATTTCTCTAGGTTGACTAGTCCCTGCTCCACCTATAATCGCACTTCCAGTTGTCAATGGATTGGCGGCATTTACAGGGTTATTGTCTGCTACAGTTTTAGCAGTGTCAATCGCTATACTTGCAAGTATTGCAGTTGATGTGTTTTTATCTATTGCTTTACTAGAATTTGGCACTTCAGGTATCGATGCGGCCGATGCATTAGAAACACCTTGAGCACCTGTTCCTTCAACTGCACCTGCTTTATTCGTGGCAGCCAATCTAGTACTAGGACTTGCAGGCAATGCATCATCTGCATCTAATTTAATTTCAACATCAACTCCCTGTCCGGCCGCTAACCACGGTGCATGAGCAGGTGCCCTTGATGTAATACTTAAGAGTTTGCCCGGTGCCGCTGACCAACCTGTTTGTTTATCAAACAATGTTTCTGGGTGTGCTATTAGTGTTGGTGGTTCAACAACATCAGGTGCTACTGGACTAGAACCAGAATTAAGGTTTACTTTACTACCTTCAACAAATGTTTCTGCTGAACTTTTAATAGAAGCGGCCGCTGTAGATTCTAATGCTACACTTTTGTCTGCTTTAATTAATACACTAGAAAGAGAATATAATTTATAATCTGTACCTGCTCTTTGTGTTGTTTCTTTTTCTGAATTAAGTTTTAAATTCTCTGTAGCATTAATACTAATTTCTTTACCATGAAGATTTAAGTTATTATCTGCATGTAAGTTAAGATCGCCTTGTGTACGTAAATTAATTGAGTTAGCTCCATAGATGTCAACTGTTCCTTCTTTGCCTAATTCAATATATGATTGTCCATTAGAATGTAAGATCATTAATACTTGACCGTCATCACTCATTAAGATTTGATGGCCTAATGCTGTACGCAATCTAATTAATTGATCTCTACCAACGATGTCTCCATCGTCCATAACGATTGAATGTCCGCCACGTCTTGCTACAACTTGTAATGTTTCTGGCTTTTCTGTGTTTAAGTTTGATGCAATATCTTCGTCTGTGAAACCACCTGAATAGATAGGTCTGCCTGGACTACTCACACCCCAACCTACTCTACTTATAGATTCTCTAGTAGCACTTGAACTGATAGGGCCTCTGATTCTATCTCGTAATATACCTTGTTGTTGCATGATAGCCGCTGTGTAACTATGAACAGGCTTAGGCTGATTTAAGTAATCGTTTCCATCTGCGGCATTTTTGTCATTTGTGTTCATGCTAGTAACTGGCAGTACAGAAGCACCACCATAAGATTGTGCCTCGCCTTCGTTTGGAACAATATTATCTGATGAACCAATTGCAGGAACCATATTCATATATTCAGGTCGAGCAACCATACCAAGATAGAAGCCATAGTTAGGGTCACCGTTGACAAAAACAACAAGTACTTCTGATCCTATATCAGGAGGAGAGTTCCATTGTCCATATGCACTTGGATTACTCGTATACGTGCCTGTACCATTATTGTCTGCTTGTCCTTCAACATGACCAAAGAAACTACTAAGTCTGTTAACTGTTATCCATGAGTCACTGCCTGTTGCATCTTGTTTAAAAGAGTCACTGGGAAATACTTCTAATCTGCCGGCGTTAGTAGGGTCGATATTACTCATCACAGTACATAGCATTGCAGTTTCATTAACTGCGGCTATACCTGCTCCTGGTTTATTCTTTTTTAATTGTCCCCTAGGTTTCCATGTATTACGTGGCATTATCCGTCCTCTCTTCCGTCATCATCAGGATCACCTGAGTCAGAACCATTGTTATCATCATTAGCACTAGCACCGTTTGTACCATTACCTGTTTGATCGCCAGCGGCTGGTGAGCCATCGCCAGCGGATTCACTTCTTAGTCCTGCAGGATCAAATGTCGAAGAATTACTACCTTCATTACCGCCACTTAATAAAGAGCCATCTGACCCATTCTCTCGGTTTGCGTCTGTTGCAGACGTATCAGAATTGGGGAAGGTGTTAATGACACAATCTAAATTTTGTGTAAACGTACCGTTTTTAAACATGCTTTTAATATTAACAACTTGATAACTTACACCTTCGACTATGTTAGCAATGTTGTCTGGATACTCCCAAAACAATATATTATCATTTAGTTCTAATACCCCGGTGCTTTCATCATAATCAACTGCTTCTTTAAAGTTGATCTCCATAAATACTTGCCCACCATTAGCATTTACATTAAATCCGTTTGTTCCATAAAATCTATTATATACACTTTCTACACTACTTGTTTGATCCTGCACAATAAAATCAGGGTCGCCTAAAATTGTTACAGACGCTGTGCCATAATCTGCTGGAGAGTATAAACTAGTTACATAAGAGTTTTGTGCTTCATTACCTTTTGCAAGTTTTCCTAGTTTTGGTCCGTCTTGTCCTTGTCCTGGGATATTGCTTGTATCAGTATCTCCTCCTGTTGAAGCAGTTTGATTTATACTGGCCTGTGCTTCTGCCGTTGTTTTACCTAACACTACATTATAATATAAATTATCAAGTGTTTGTTCATATTTTAATACTTCAGAATTTTCTCCTGTGTACCAATAGTTATATCGTTTGTGAGGTCCATAATAATTCATGCCTGGGTTTACATATGAAGCAGTTATCACAGGCGTTTGATATGTTTCAATTACATATACTGTGTGATATCCCCAATCTGATGTTGCAGGATCCCATTGGGCTTTACTAATTTGAGGCGTAACATGATACCAGCCTATAGTTCCGTTTGCCGCTGGAGCATTACCTTGATTATCTTTTTTCTCTTTGTCTGGAGTAAGAGACGTGTTATATAATACTGTCATAGCATCACGTAGATATGTACTCTGTTTGATTAAATCATCAAATATTTCTAATATTGCGGAATCTCTTGCATATGTGATTTGACGTTGATCACTATCAGGAACAGAAGTCACTTCTTGTGCAATGGTTGCTTCTTGTGCATTTTTTGCATCAGACCCTTTCCATTTAAATTTATCAACATCTTCGGGTGTTATTAATTTACCCTCTCTAAGTTTATCTACACCATCGCCTACAAACTTAACTTCAAATGTGTTTGGAACTGTTATTGCTCCATTATCTCTAAGTTTAAGTTGTTCTTTTGACATTCCGTCCATCAATTTAGTCATTGCATCTTCAACTGTATTTGCTGTTAACTTTACTGGGTACGGGACTCTTCCTCGTTTAACACCAAAAGATAATGTAGGTGCTATAGCGGCCGCTGTAACTTTATAAGTAACAATCTTACCGTCGATTTTAAAATCAATTTGACTTATAACAATGTCGTGGTACACTTGAAACAAATTTTTATCATCGTTTCCTGTTGCTCCAGAATTGTTAGGGTCAATTGACACACCTGAAACAGGAGTACCATTAATATCATATCCAAGAAATGAAACACCTAATATAAAAAACTGTTTTGTTGGGTTACGGACTGTGCCTTTTGCATAGCCAAGATTTGAACCGTATTGTTGTAGTTGCTCAGATGCATCTTTTAGTTTATTAATAAATGAAAATCCATACGGTTCAGTAACAGTAAAAGTAAGTTCTGATACATTAGTTGCTGAGCCTGATGCTTTGCCTGAGACCATTTGACTTATTTCTAAATTATCTAAATAATAATCAAAATGAAATCCTGGTGCTCTGTTCTCTGTGTTGTTGTTTATGCCGCCGCTTTGTGCTACAAGAAATGCGCCGCCTCCTCCATTTGTTTGGAGTGCATCAATATTAGTTCTGCCTGAAGCAGTAAATGCATCATATGCATCTGGTGTAATCATATATAAAGAAAGTTGATAATTGCTTGATGCTAAATCTGCTAAAGGATTCGTTAATCGTCTACCTGGTCTCGCCGCAGACCCTGATGCCGTTTGGGAAGCGGTAGAGTTGTTCATGTCATCATTATCTTGGTTCGGCATTATATTCCAAGTACTCTACGTAATGTGTCTAGCCTAGGCACAAATATTGTTATACCTGCTGTAAAATTAAAATAAGGATCTGGTCCCAATTGATTAGGGTTTCTAGCCGCAAATACCCACCACAGTTTAGGATCTTCATATAAATGTTGTGCTAGTAAGTCAGGTCTAAATTCGTACTGCATAGTAACAACGAATGTAGCATCTCCTGGATCTCTAGGTATAGGTCTGTTTTTCATAACATCTAAGAATTCTTTATCAAAGACTCCTGTTTGAAAATAAGGACTTGTTCTAGGATATAAACTATTGTTAGCCATTACCAAATACCTCCACCTGGGCGTTTGCTACCCTGATTAAGTTTTCCTTGTGCGTATTCAGAAAGACTGAATTTAGAACTGATCTGATTTCTGCTAATAATCGGAATACATTGAATCGACATAGTTATTTTTGTAGGCACATATGTAATCTCATCTGATATAGCAGTTTGAAAGTTTGGCGGTGGTGCGCCTCCACCTGGTGTGAGTTGTCCACCTACTAGATTGGGTGCGGCTGTCGTATCATCTGATGAGTTAGTTGCTTTAATATAGTCAACATCTGCTGGTAAATTATAAGTAAAATTTGTTATTGCTAACGGGTGTCCTTCAAACTGAAATGCTCCCATACCATATAAGAACGCTAACGGGGGAGGAGTTCCATTCTTAGGACTCTCGTCTTGTCCATAAAACATTTTAGTCATTGATCTGAAGAAGTGAATACATGCTAGTAGATAATTTGCTTCTTTCGTGTCTTGTGCTGTGAAAGTACAGCCAATCGTTACTGTATCGACTGAACTAGCTGTGTATTGATTGATTTTAAAATTCGAATGCACAGGTGATGTACTATCATATGAGGCCGCATACGTAACATTAACTGTAGGCGTGTACGGAAATATAACTCCATCTGTATCTATCAGCGGGGCTAAAATGCCAGCCCCAGCAGGATTTTTATACAAATATTCTGACCGTGGACCCAAACTAAGTCTGACTCTCCAATCGTTGCCTCCAGGTGCTGACCCTTCTGCTGATGTGAGTTCGGACACTTCTGCTGGTGTTATACTTACTCCACTACCTGCAGTAGTTCCAGTGCCAACATCAGCTCCTGTTTCGGCATCAGCATTTTCTTCTTGTGTTGCAGGTGTATCTGTATCTGGGACTGCTGGTGGAGTTTCTACTGGTACTGGTACTGCTTCAGGCTCATCAGGTGCGGGTGTATCTGTATCTGGAACTGTTGGTGGAGTTTCTACTGGTTCTGGTACTGCTTCAGGCTCATCGGCGGTCGGTTCTTCAGCAACTA